GTGAGTCCCGAGTGGATCGAGGCCCTGCGTTTCCGACTCATCACCCGCAATGGCGAGCTGGCCGTCGGCTTCACGCCAATTCTCGGCTACACCGACACCGTGGCCGAATACCTCGCCGGCGCCGTCACCCTCGAGGACACCATTGCCGAGCTCGTCCTCGACAACAAAGGCCATCCGGTCCGCGTCCCCCGCGTGCAACAATGCGCCAAGCCCACCGCCCGCGTCGTCTACTTCCACACCGCGGACAATCCCTTCGGCAACTACGAGGCGATGAAGACCGAGCTGGAGAAGTCGCCCAAGGACCGCATCCTCATGCGCGCCTACGGCGTGCCGACCAAGAAGCAGGCGAATATGTTCGCCAAGTTCAACACCAACGTCCACGTCATCCCGCCCGACCGCGTGCCCAAGGACGGCGTCAACTACCACGTCGTCGACCCGTGCTCCGGGCGGAATTGGTTCATGATCTGGGCCCGCTTCGACGCCACCGGCCGTTGCTTCGTCTATGACGAATGGCCCTCGCAACTCCGCGAAGTCCCCGGCGTCGGCCTCCCCGGGCCCTGGGCCGTGCCCGGCGGCAACAACCCCGACGGACAACCCGGCGACGCGCAGCGTTCCTTCGGCTTCGGCTTGAGTCACTACAAGCTCGAGATCGAAAACCTCGAGGCCGCGCACGGCCGCGAGATCGGGCTCAGTGAGCCGATTACCGTCTTCGAGCGGCTCATGGACTCACGCTACGGCAACAGCGCCACCGTCAGCCGCGAGGCTCCCACCACGCTGATCGAAGAATGCGCCGAGATCGGCCTGCACTTCGCCGCCGCGCCGGGCGACGCCATTGCCGAAGGCGTCACCATGATCATCGACATGCTCTCATACAACGACAGCGAAGAGATCAGCGCCCTCAACCAGCCGCGCCTCTACATCAGCAGCCGGTGCAAAAACATGATCTTCGCTTTGAGCCAATACACCGGCCAGGGCAACACCAAGAGCGCCGGGACCAAAGACTGCATCGACGTCCTGCGCTACCTCGTGCTCAGCGGCGCCACCTACCTCGACGCCAAAGACCTCGAATGCACCCCCGCCGGGTCTTACTGACGACTCCCCAAACTGCCAACTGAAAACTGCCAACTGCCAACTCCTGTATGAACAAACAACTCCTCAAACGCGCCGACGTCATGGAATGGGTCGGGCTCAGCGTCAGCCAGTTTCGCAAGCTGGTCGACGCCCGGGTCCTCAAGCCCATCCGTCTCCGAGGCTACAAACAAAACGTGTTCCGACGCGACGACGTCGCCAGGGCACTCCAACTAGACACAAAACCATGATCAGCCTGGGCAAAACCAAGCCGGTGCCGATGGACGTCTATCCGACGCCGCCGGAGTTCAACGCCGAGGCCGCGCTGGCCTTCACCCGGGAGAGCGCGCCGTCGGCCTGGGTCGCCGTGATGCTTGAGATCCAGGACCGCATCGCCGACGCCACCGACATTGTCTCCAATATGGCGACGAGCAAAGAGCACGGCTATTCCGCGTATGCCGCCGGCCAGCTCGGCGCCTACGTCGAGCTCTACCGCGCCCTCGAGGAGAAACGCAACGAGGCCGTGACCGAGCGCCTCTAGGCGATTTGTCCGCGCTGGCATACTTCCCGCTTCAACCCGAAACGATGAAAGGAGGTATGCTATGGAGAAAACTGCCGAGAACGGGATCGTCTACGGTCCCTATGGCTTCGTGGGCTATTGGCAGCGGACCCGACCGGAATGCACTGCGGTGCGCTTCGGATGGGTTCGCTGGTTCATTCGCCTTTTCGGGGCCTGATCGCGCTGAAACGCGCTTTTCTGCGCTGAACCGCGCCGATCTGGTCAGCGCGGGGTAGCTTTTCATGGCCGCCCCGCGCATCCCTGCACCCGCATGGATGTAAGGCAACGCGTCAAAAATATCGCAACGCATGGCGACGCCAATGTGAGCCGGATCTATTCCACGGACGGTCATGTTCCTTCGTCTTTGCTACGGGAAGTCTTCGCGCAGGTAAGCGGTCCTAATCAACCCTCTGCGCCTTCCCCAATCCCATGTCTCGCCGGATAAAGAAAGCCTCGAGCAAAACGTCCATCCTCGTCGTTTGCTCCGACCTGCATTGCGGAAGCTCCGTCGGCCTCATGCCGCCGGATAGCGAGAACCTCGCCGGCAACACCATCGGCTTCGGCAAGAACCACCACCAAGCCTGGCTCTGGGAATGCTGGCAAGATGCCCTCGACCAAGTCGCCACCATCGCCGGCCGCGATCCCTACGCTGTTTTAATAAATGGAGACGCGACCGAAGGCATCCATCACCGGTCGCCGGAAGTCGTCGCCTCGCTCATCGAGAACCACTGCACCATGGCGGCCGAAGCCTTGAAGCCGCTTACCTCCAAAGCCGCCGCCACCTTCGTCACCAAAGGCACCGAATGCCACACCCATGATGTCGAGACCTACTTGGCCCGGCTCCTCGGCGCCAAGGACGAAGTCGCCCGCGAGAAGTGGCTCATCGACATCCACGGCTGCGCCATCGACGCGACCCACCATATCGGCGCGACCAGCCGCGCCTACCTCGAGGCCTCCGCGCTGAGCATCACGCTCGGCAATGCCAGGTTGAACAGCGTCCGCGCCGGCCATCCCGTCGCCCAAGTCTACCTGCGCGGCCACCGGCATTGCGGCGGCGTCTACAGCGACGGCAGCGGCATGATCGGCGTCACCGGCGGCTGGCAATTCTTGACCAGGCACGGGCACAAAGTCGTCCCCGATTCCATTCCGCGCCCGAGCATCCTCATCCTCGATTGGCGAGGGAAGCCGGAAGGCGCACTGCCCACGCCAACCCACATTTTCTACAATCCCCCGGCGCCCAAAGTCACCAAGCTATGAGCAAGAAATCCACCATCACAGCAGAAGACATCGAATCTTCACTCAAGAGATTCAGTCAAGAATTGGTCAACTCCACCACGACGCAACCCGAAGACGTTCCGCCCGGATGGTTCACCGTCGCCGAGTTGGCCGAAGAAATAGGCAAGTCGCACTGCACCACGAGCGAGCGCGTCCGGCGCATGCTCAAACGCGGCCAAGTCGAACGCAAAGATTTCACCATCAAGCTGGATCAGCGCATTCGTCCCGTCCCGCACTACCGCCTCCTCAAGAAGTAAGCGCGGCATGACCCACCGCTTCCAGATCGCCTCGCGTTCCTGGCCGTGGAAATACGTCCGGCTCAAAGGCAAGGCCGACGGATGGACCTTCGGCGCCGAGCCCTGGGCCAAGTCCGGCGGACACAAAATCCTCATCGACTCCCGGCTCACCGGCCGCAAGCGGCTGCGCATCGAGCTGCACGAGTTTCTCCACGCCGCCTTTCCCGACATCGCCGAGGACGTCATCGACGCCCGCTCCAGCGAGCTCTGCCGCATCCTCTGCGCCCTCGGATACAAACGGAAATGAGCACCTGGCTCATCGCGTCCGTCGGCGTCGTCTACTTCGTCATAGGCTGCGACATGCTCGTGCACGGCCGCTACGCACTCACGCTGGTATGGTGGGGCTACGCCATCGCCCAAGTCGGCCTCTGGCACGTCAGCCAATAACCCGCGTCACGACCAGGTAAATGATCGCCGCAATGCAACCGGCGATCCACGTCATGCAGGCGTAGAGCTCGAGGCGAGTGAGCCCGCCACCGGCGTAGCTCCACCAAGTGTCCTTCCGCATGAGATGGTTCCAAACCTTGGCGATCACGAATCCATTTTGCGCCATTGTCCAAGCAAGTCAACCCCACTCGGGCGCCGTTACTTCCCAACTTTCGCACCTTCCCACCTTCCCACGCCGCTCCTGAGGAGCGGCTAATTCGCGCTGAAATGCGCCGAAACGTGCTGATCTGAACCGCACCCCGTAGCAATTCGCCACGCACGCGCATAACTCACTACGCATGCGAGCGGAATTCTTGATTCACCGCGCAGGCACGGCGACACCCACGGCGCCGGGCAATCCGAATCATGTCGCGTTCTTGGACGCTTAAACCATGGCAACGGAAACACCACAGCAGGTGACCAACAGCACGGACTTCGACATCGACGCCATTGCGGAGGAAATGGGCATACGCACCGCCCCGACGCCGGCCGAGAAACCGGAGAAGCCCGAGCCAAACGCAACCGCGGAGGACGCCGAGACCGACGAACCCGCGACGGACAACACCGCGACCGACGAACCGGAGGAGACAGCCGGCGAGGAAGAAGCGGAGGAGGGGACGGAAGAACCCGCCGAGGACGAGGAGGAGGACGAGAAGCCGGAGTCGAAAGACCAAGAGCCGGAATCCTCCGACAAGATCCAGAAGCGCATCGAC